GAATGCGGTCGATCTCAGCGAGCGTTTTCTTCGAGCTTGCGTACGACGCGCCGGCGGCAGCCTTCGCGCTCGTCGTCTGCGCACCCTTGAGCGCGATTTCGGCCTTCTCAAGCTGCTCTTGGTACTGCGCCTTGACTTCGGCGATCTTGCCCTCGGCGATGGCCTTGGCAATCTTGCCAGGGGCCATGGCTTCGCTCGTTCGCATCTCCGACTGCGCTGCGACGCTGTTGATGAACTCCTTGCCGCCAGGCAACGCCGAAAGGGTCGTGCCCACGAAAAGCTCGGCCTGTTCCGGGCTGATAGCGGCCATCTCGGCAGCGTTCTCGTACGCCTTCGCGTTCGCTTCGTCGCCAGCGTTGCGCGACGCATCCGCACGCTGACGGAGAAGCGTGTTCGCCGTCTCGCGATCGCCGGAGCGAAGCGCGCTGAACACCTGCCCGCCGAACAAGAGCTCTTGCTTCTGCTGCTCCTTCGTCTTCGCCTCGAAGCCTGCGCGGATGTTGTCGGCCTGCTCCTTTGGCAGCGTCGCCGTAAGGCGCTCGTAGTCGGCGGCGGTGCGCTTCTCGCTCGGCGTCTCGTAGAACGCCTTTACCGCGTCTTGCTGGTCCTTGAGCATCTGCGCCTTCGCCCGGAGCGCGGCGTTCTCAAGATCCGTCTGCCGACGCTGAGCCGCGAGCAAGTCGGCGCGTTCCATCATCGAAGCGAGCTGAACGCCCTGCTGAAGACCGCCCGTCACCGCTTCCGCGGGGTTGGGCACGTTGAGCATGTAGCTGAAAGGCTGTGCCATGATGTTCCTCGTTCACGCCTTAGGGGCGAACGGCCCCTTGCCCATCGCACCGAGGCCGCCGAGCATACCAAGGCCGCCGCCGACACCGCCGAAGATGTTCGCCATGCCTTGCCCCTGCGCGAGCGCGGATCCGGCCTGCGCTTGCCCGATTGCGCCAAGCTGGCCCATGACGCCCTGCGCCCCCTGCTGGCCGTAGCCCGCGGCGCCGAGCGCGCTCTGCTGCCCCATGCCTGCGAGGCCGCCGAGCTGCGCCATCTGCTGCTGAATGAGCTGCGAGAGCATCTGCGGGCGGAACTGCGCGAGCGCCGCTTGCGTGTTGCCGCCACGAAGGCCGCCGGTCGCGCTGGCGTTCTGGAGAATCGCGCTTTCGCCCTGCTGCACCATCGCCTGGAATTGCGGCGACGCTTCGAGCTGCGCGATCGCAGCCTGCTGCGCCTCGGGCCCACCGAGACCGAGAAGCGCCTGCTGCGCGCCGAGCGCACCCTGCCCCGCTTGCATGTACGGCGCAAGGAGGCGCTCCATCTCGGCCTGCTGGCGACGCTGCTCGGCGATCGCGGCCTGCGACGCTTCGCGCTGGGCGCCAGACGCCTCTTCGGCGGCGCTGGTTTGTGCGAAGTAGCTGCCGACCCCAGTGATGAGAGAACCTCCAAGGACGGAAGCTGAAATGGGATCAGGCATGTTCGAACTCCTTCAGATAGTCGTCGAGCGTCTCGCCGTAGAGGTGCATGACGAGGTGTGCTTTCGACTTGGCGACGGTTGGACCGTAGCAGAGATTGAGCACGACGAGCACCACGTCGTAGAAACCCGCGCGCCAGACGAAAGACTTGGCGTCCGCGTAGCCGTCGCGCTCCACGAAGTCGGACGCCTGCCACTTCAGGATCATCGTCGAGAGCGCCCCGCCGAGCGCGTGCGCGTGCGCGAGAAAGAACGGGTGACACGGAAGGGCGACGAGCGTGTTCCAGATGAGCGCGTCGAGCTCTTCGCGCTTCACCTCGTCACCGTCGGCGAAGTCGTCGAACGCCTGGATCGAACGCCACACGAGCAAGAGCCACTCGCGCGCGGGCGCGGGTAGCTCGAGGGCTTCGCGTAGCTGGTATTCCAGCGCGCTCGACGAGTCGACGGAGCCCATCAGTCGCCCTCAAACTCCTTCTCTTCCCACGCCTGGCAGCTGCGCAGGTCGTGGCAGACGAACGAAAACTTCGTGCAGAATCCACGGAAGCCCGCGCCGACATCGAACGAGTTCCACGGGATGCGCTCCATCTTGAGCTGCGTCCCCGGCGTGTTGTCGTAGTACTCGCAATTCGAGCAGCGACGGCGACGAGCCTCGGCCTCGTCGACCTGCATCGCCTTCGCGAGCCCGCGCCAGTACTCGCCGTTCGCGCTGCGCTCGTTCGACGGCTGCTCGGGACCGAGCTGCCAGTCTTGGATCACCATGAGCGTGTTCTTCTTGTTCTCGCTGGTCGACGGGAACGGCTTTTCGACGGGGATTCCGAGCATCATCATGGTCTGCACCTCAAGTAAACAGGACGCCGTTCGCGGAGCCGTAAAGCGCGGTCGCCGCGCTGCACTGCCACTGAATCAGCTCGCCGGGCATGAGCAGTGCGCCGATGACCTCGGGGCAAAGATACGTCTCACCGGGGAGGATGGTCTTCGTGTCGATGCGTTCCGACGCGCCGATCGGACCGAGCCAGATGGTCAGCGTCACGTTGTTCGCCGTCGTGTTCGTCCACGCCATGTAGTCGATGCGCGTCTTCGCCGCGGTCGACGTGTACGCGGTGCCCTTGACGTTCGGCACGAAGGCCGGGGCGATGATCTGCGAGGGAGTGACGGCCATGGCGCCTCAGATGTCGTTGGTTACGGTCAGGATGACGGAGGGAATCTCAGGGACGACGCCCGCAGCGGGGAAGTGCTCCATGCGGATCGACACGTTGTCGACGGCGTACATGAGCTCGAAGTAGTCGCCGGGCTTCAGCTCTAGCACCCAGTTCCACGCTGCGACCAGCTCCGCGTCGTTTCCCTGAATCCGCACCTGAGAGGCCGAGTCGGGCACGTCGACGCCAGAGATGCGCGGCCAAATCCACATGAGGCGAGCGTTCGGTGCCGTGTTGTCGAGCTGCGCGGAAAACTGGAAGTTGTAGAACGCCCCGTCGGCGACGTAGATGCGCGAGGTGTTCACCGAGTCGCGCCAGACGCCGCGCTCAACGTCCACCGTGTCGAAGGTGACGGGATAAGCCACGTTCGGCAGTAGCGCCACCTGGTCAACGTTCGAGCTGAACGTGCCGAGCCCCTTGCGCTTCAGCGGCACGATCGGCGGCAACGTCGCACCGACCATCGCCAGCTCAGAAACGGCGTTTAACGCGCGTTCGGCGGCCTGAGCGATGGCGAGGGCGTTCGAGGCTTCGATCGCCCCGTCTTGGGCCAACTGCGCGACGACACCTGCGAGTTTGTTGACGCCCGCGAGCGCCGCGCCGGCGTCGAGCGTCACCGCGTCGAGGCCCGTCGTCTGAATCTCGTCGACCGTCGAGAAGAGCAGCTCGAATTGCCGAACCTGCTCGTGCTCGACGAGGAACTTCGCGAGCTGGTCGCGGGTGAGGCCGAGGCGTCGAATCGCCATCACCACACCAGCGGTTCGAGGGCGGCTTCGAGGCGCGCGATGGGAAGGTGCGCCCACGAGTCGCCGCGAAAGCGTTGAATGCGGAAGCGACGCATCGAACCTTGGCGGCGCCACGCGATGCGGTGCTGGCGAGCGCCGAAGGCGCCGACGCGAATGGTGTGGTCGACCGACCACGAGAGCCCGTCGAGGCTGTAGCTCGTCGAGATGAGCGGGTCGGTGCCGAAGGGGACGGAGCCGGGGAGCGCGATCAGCTCGAGCTCGTTGAAGATGGCGCCGTTGCCCTCGTTGAAGACGATCGGCGTCGTCAGCTCCCACCGCACGCGCTCGCCCCAGTGCGTCGAGACCGTCTGCACGAAGTGACCGAAGGCCGGGCTCGACGGGTCGCCGACGCACCAGCGGTCGTAAGCCCACACAAAATTTCGCGCGCGATACGTCGAGAGGCCCTGAAGCGCGCTCGTGAGCACGAACCACACCGGGGAGCCAAGCGCCTTCGACGCCTCGCCGTCAAAGACGAGCGTGCGATCGGGCAGGTGAACGTAAAGGAACGTATGCGCCTTGTCGTTGCGTGCTTCGAGCTTCACGCCTGCGAGCTGCGCTTCAGAGTACGTCGCGAGGATCTCGTCGATCTCCTGCGTCGAGAGCTTGTTCGCGACCGCGTTGGCTCCGATGTAGATGCCCGGCGCTTCGTTGCGCCCACCGCCGAGGAACGCGATCGCTTCCTGGTAGGCGCAGCAGGCGAAGGTGCCGACGCAACCCTTCATGATCTGCGCGCCCTCGATGCGCTGGAACGGGAATCCGACGCCGCCCACATTGTCGAAGACTTCGATCGTGTAGCGGTTGAGCGCGGTGACTTCGTTGCGCACCTTCACCAGCGCGACGACGGGGTCGGGGTCCGCCTCGCTGCTCGCGTACTTCAGCGGGCTGACGGCGAACGGGTCGTTCAACTCCGTGACGATGAGGAACTCGCCGTCCGTCGTCATGAAGTAGCCGTCGACCCAGCAGAAATCGACGACGACGCCGAGGTCGGGGTCGGTCACCTGCGCGAGCGAGGAGCCGGTGAGATAGTAGAGCCGCCCGCCGCTCGCGATCGCAAGGCGGTCGAAGGAGTAGTCAAACGTGACGAGGCCACCGGGGCCAACGTCGCCGAGCTCGTTCACGATGCCGTCGGGGCCGATGCGCACGAGCTTCGAGCCCATGACGCGGTACAGGTTGTTGTTCCAGTTGATGCCGCCACGGTCGACGCCCGGCCCTACTCCGTCGCTCACGATGCCGTCGCCGGGGCGCAGGTACGCCTCGCTGATGCCCGTCGCCTTCGGCACGGGCACCATATTCACCGGGTACGCCGTCCGAAAGTCGGGCGTCATCGTCGTGTAGATTCCTGCGAGGAGGGGGATCGCGGCCATTTCACCATTTTTCCTTATTTGCCCACCACGCCGCGCTCATCTTGCCCTTGGCGATGTTCTTCGCGTGGCGAGCCTTGAAGGACGCGCGGCGCTTCTTGTCGGCGTCGCTCTCCCCCTTCGACGGAGGCGAGCCGCTGACGCCCTGCTGACCGAAGCGAATCAGCTTCTCCTTGCCACCCTCGCACGCCTTCACGACGTGCGACTTCTTCGGATGGCCCGGCGTTCGCTTCGGGCTGTTGCACTTGAGCGCGGCCTTCGTGGTGGCCATCAGTCGTTCGACGGCGCAGGGGAGACGGGAGCCTCTGCCATCGGCGGCACGCTCATATCGGGAAGCGGCGGCGCGATGATGGCGGGCGCGTCGGGCACGATCTCGATGATCGTGAGGCCGAGCTGCTGCGCGGTGTAGGTGTACAGGTAATCATCATCGGTGCCCCACGCGGCGTAGGCTTCGCCCGTGAGGTTGATGGTGCCGGTCGTGAGGTTCGCGCGCTCGGCGTCCTGAAGCCACCATTGGTAGCTTGCCGAGGCGCCCGGCTGCACGTTGACGTTGTTGATCCACAGCACGGTGGCCGTGGACGGAAAGACGGTTACGGGTTCGATGGTTGCGAACATGGGGAATCCTCAGGAGGTGGTAAAGTAGAACCAGGAAAGGCGCATGACCGCTGTCGCGCCGAGCGTTGGGAGAAGAACGCTCGTAGACGTGCAAACGCCAACGCCGGAGCCTACGCCAGTCGAAACGGACACGGCGGACTCGTATGCGAATGCGTTCATCGTCACTGGCGGCTGGCTGATCGTGGTGCTGCCGTATGTTGCGCTGATTGCCGCGCCGCTCAATCGAACCTCGCAAAAGACGAGACTCCCGATGCGGATATATCGCGCATAATCCACGGTCGGTTGTGTTCCGCCCCACGTTGCGGCTGCACTCAGCGTCGGCGTCCATCCGTTGCCAGCCGTGCTTGCCAGCGGGTTTTCCTGGTAGCAATCCAACGTCTGCGTGTCCGCGTTGCCCGGCGTCGCGGGGAGCCTGAGGCCGTAGCCGGAGACGTTGGAGATGTTGAGCGCCGTCGATGTAAACTGCCCATACGTCGCAGTTGTTGCTGCGTTTCGAAACGTCTGCGTGTCGGCGTCGATGAAGTTGTTCGACGTGCCGTTGAATCCGATACGCAGCGCCGCAATGGGAACGGAGACCGTGCCGAGCAGCGCGTGAAGGCGGCTGTCCGGACTCGCCGTGCCGATGCCGACGTTGCCGCCGCCTTCGTTCATCAGCGTGTTGTTGCCGAGTCTGTTGATTGCGAGCGGCTTGTTGTAGCTCTGAACATCCGCGCGCGTTGCGTCAGCGTTCAGCGCGAGGGTCGTGGTTCCTACCGTGATCGCGAGCTTGCCGTAGGTGCTTGGCGACGTTTCACCAATGCCAAAGTTACCGGTCGAATCAAACGCGGCTACAAACGATCCAGCCGTCGCGAACCGCATTTGGTTCGCCGCCGGGAAGTAAATGCCCGTGTCCGTGTCGCTGCCCGTGAACGCGGGAGCGGCTGCCGACGTGCCAGTGGCGCGGATGGCCCCCGCGCCAGTCACGTTGGAGCCGCTTACGGTCAGCGGAGAGTCACCGAGCGTCGTCCCCGAGCCACTCCACACCGGGATCGTGCCGGGGGTGCCGGAGCCGCCGACGGGAGAGCCGAGCGGGGCGGATACTGCTTTAAGCGCCATATCAGAAGCCCTCGCCGGGGATGACTTGAAGCGACCCGCCAGCGGCAGCCGCGATGTGCGCGAAAAACTGGTAGCCGCGCTGCTTCGTGATGGTTTTTGTTTGGCCGGGGAGGATCGTGTAATCCGCGTTGAGCGAAGCCACGACGGCGTTCGTCTCGCCGAAGCGAATCGAGCAACGCACCGCCGAGAGGTTGGTGATCTCGACCGCCGAAGAGTTGTTCGGGAACGCCTGCACGGCGCTCGCAACGCCAGGAGCAACGAGGACGCCCTTACCGTAGTCGGGCGCGAATGGCTGGGTGTAGTAGCTCATGGGTTTGGCCTCAGATCATGTAGGTGAACGAGTAGCGAACGGACGAGTTCGCAGCGACGGTAAACGCTGGAGACGTTGCCTTCTGGAAGAGCGCGCGGAAGAGCGCACCGACCCGCGCGGCGACGAGGAACCAGCTATCACCGACCGGGGAGCCTGTAACGGTGTCAACCGAAGGAGTTACCGCAGCCGGGAAGTTGTCGAAATAATCGGTCGCCGAGGTGAAGGTGAGCGTCGAGGCCGCTGCGGTCGTGATGCCAATTTCGAGCGAGATGACGTTTCCGGTCCGCTGGTAGCGCCCCGAGAACGTAACGGTGCCGGCCACGCCCGCGCCGTTGTAGACCGGCGTGAAGGTGCCCTCGTCGTAAGCGTCGAGCGTGTTCGGGTCAGGGTTGCCAGGCGTCGCCGGGAGCTTGATTCCCTGCCCCGTGCCGCTGGCGATGAAGCTCGTGCCGTTCGTTGCAAGCTGCACGTTGCCCGTCGGCGAGATGTAGAGGCGATCGCCAACGATGCCGCTTGCGCACGTCGAGAACGTCAGCGAGCTCGAGCGACCCGCCGCCCAGTTTGATTGCGCGTCGAACTGGATGCGCCCGGCCTCGAAGAAGCCCGTGCCGTCGTGTGCGCGCGAGATGAAGGCGCCGAGGTCGTCGCCGGAGAGGACCGCCGCGGGGAGGAGCAGCGTTCCGCGCGCGATGTTGGAGCGGAAGCCCGCGGTGCCCGTCGTGCCGTCGGTGTAGTTTGACGCCTCGAAGAGCGCTGTGCGGGGCGCCGTGCTCGCCGCGTTGCAGACGGACATCGCCGTGTCTGCGTCAGACTGGAAATTGAACTGGTTGCCGTACACCGCAAGCTTCAGCCCGGGGAGGATGTTGCCGCCGATCGAGACCTCGGTGCCGTTGTCGCGCACGATTGAGTTGGCGAGCGTCGTTGGCGCCGTCCACTTCGGGAGGAAGTCCACCGTGCCCGATCCGACGCTGGTAGGCTTCTCGGTCGTGTACCAAGCGACGGAGAGAACGTCGTAGCGCAGCGTCAACGACGCGCCGGCCTGGATGCCCGTTGGGGCGCCGCCCACCGCCGTCGCGCCGTTGAGCGTGAACGTGAGCGCGGTAACCTCCTGCGAGGTGAAGAGCACGATCTCTTGACCGTCTGCCGCGCTCGCCGCGGGCGGAAGGACGATCGTGCCCGTGGCCATCGTGCCCGTCGGCGTCAGCAGCACGAAGAGCGAGTTCGCGCCGGTCGGCAGCGTGAGCGTGAAGCCCGAGAGCGTCGGCGACGCGGTGACGCGCTCAAAGGCCGGGGACATCCACGCCTGCTCGATGTACGTGAGCAGCGTCGAGATCGACGCCTTGCGCGCGTCGCCGTTGCTTGCGGAGTACACGGGGATTTGATCGGACCCCGAGAGCTGGTTCAGTGAAGCGAGCTGGTTAATCGTCGGCATGTCGGGTCCTCATTCGTAGTCGATCGGGGCGTCGTTGCCCGCGAGGAGCGGATCGACGGGATGCGGAAGGAACGGGTCGCCCTGCCACGTCCACGGCTTGTTACCAGCGCCGGCGGGCATCGTGCGCGGGAACTGCTGCTCCTGCGGCATCGCAGCGCGCACTAGGATCGTGTTGTACGCCTCGCGCGCGGTCGCCATCGTCGCGGGCAAGACCTGCTTGCCGTAGCTCGGCGCGATGCGGCACGCGAGATTCGTAACGATCGCCTCGTTCGCGCGGTCGGGTACGCCGGTCTGCGAGTCGAGGTCGCTCTGCTGCGGCGAGAGCGGCAGCGGGTAGCCGAGACGGATGCCGCGCTCGTTCCACTCGGCCATCATGCCGTCGAGACGACGCAGAGCCGTCTGGAGGTCTTGCGGGGTCGAGTTGAAGACGTAGTCGGCGAGGCCGATCTCGGTCAGCGCCGCCTCGATGTACTGCCGCTTCGTGTAGCCCATGGATTAGCCCTCCGGCGGCGCGTTCACGTTCGCAAGCAAAGACTCGATGCGCTCGCCGAGCGTCTTGTCGCTCCAGCGCTTGTCGACCTTGATGCCGAGCTCCGCGGCCTTCGCTTCGAGCTCCGCGCGCGTCGGCGGGGCGTCGTCGTCGCTCACGTCGAGCGCGGGAGCATCGATCGCGGGCGCGTCAGCAGCGGCGACGGACACGGAAGGCTGAGCGGGCTTCGGCGCGAGGGCGTCAGCCTTGCTCGTGCACCAGCCTTCGGCGACGCGCTTGGCGACGAGGTGCGGGGCCTCGTTGCGATACTCGAGGCCGTGCTTGGTCTTGCGGTAGACGAGGGGCATTTCACATGCCCTTCTTCGCGTAAGCCTTCGTCGGCTTGCCCGCCTTCTTCGCAGCGGTGCGCGCCGTCGAAAGCGCGATCGCGACGGCCTGCTTCTGCGGCTTCCCGGCCTTCATCTCCGTCTTGATGTTCTTCGAGACGGAGCCCTTCGAGTATCCTTTGACGAGCGGCATCACTGACCCCTGCGTTGTGCCCAGATTGCTTTCATCATCTCGGAGCGCTTCTTCCTCGTAGCGTCCGATTGAGGCTTGCGCTCCCTCTTCTTAGCAGACTCGCTCATCTTCGCGCGGCTTTCGTCAGTCACGACCTTCTTTCTGAGCTTCTCGCGCGTCTCTTCGGACATCGTCCAGCCTTCGGCCTTGCGCTTTGCCCAAAGTGCCTTGAACTTCTCGCTGGTCTTCTCTCGACGTTCGGGCGTCCACGATGCATCGACGCCAGCCGCGACCTTCTCGCGGTACTCGGGGTCTTTCCAATTTGCCCTGGTCGACTCCGCCCATCGGTGCACGTCCTTGTGCTTCCGACCCTTCGCCTTCGCGGCGATCTTGGCAGCAACCTCGGGGTTCTTCGAAGGCGCCATGTCGCCGCCTAGGCTGATGTTGTAGCCATGTGGCGAGAGCGTGTTGAGCGCCTTGATCGTCGCCACCTCGGCGGCGTTGAGCTCGTCCTGCGTGTTGAGCGTGCAAAGCACTTCCGCAGTCGGCTCACCGTGCGCACGCCAGGCGCAGTGGACAGGGAGCATGCTGCCGCGGTTTGCAGCCGTTCGATGCGCGTTCATGCGCACTTTGAAGGGCCGACTCGTCTGCCCGATGTAAACTTTGCCCGATGAAAAGGTTAGCCGGTAGAGCGTAAACATGGTGATTGAATACCATGGATGCGCCCTACCGGCTAATCCTCTTTCAATGATTAAACATCATTGGTCGAAAAGTAGGATCCCCGCCATTTCGGGATTGAGCAGCGCCGTGCCGAAGAGCACGTCGACGCGGTACTCGGTGAGGCTCGAAAGCAAGTTGAATTGCTTCTGCATCACGACCTCGATGCCCTGGTCGGTCGACGCGCGCATGACGGCGACACCGGCGTTCTCGGGGATCGCGAGGCGACCCGGGAGAAGCTCGATCGCCGACCGATGCCAGAAGCAGTTGATGTCAGCGGTCGTGGTGTTCAGGAAGGTGATCTGCGCAGCCGCGAGGCCGACGCCAGCGCGCTCGCAGTTCTTGTACTGAAGCTCGGCCTCGGTCGGCGCGTTGTCGGCGCTGATGATCGGCGGGGTGATGACGATCGTGTTACCGACGGGAGCGCCGACAACGCGGAAGGTCTTCGGCTGGCCGGTCGGGCGCTTCGTGATGAGATGCACCGCCTCGATGCCCTCGATGGTGAACGAGTCGCCGTCGTTGAAAAGGGCGCCGTTGTTCACGGTGACCGTCTGGAAGCGGTTGTCGACGTTCATCGTGCCCGCAACGCTGACCGTGGTCGCGCGCGGAACGAAGTTCGCCTGCGCGCCGTTGGTCGCGATGGTCGCGGCGCCGGGGATCTGCGTGTTGCCGGTCTGACGGAGCGCGTAGTCCTGCTTGTACGTCTCGAACGACGAGACCATGCCGACGAACGCGCGCTCGAACGCCTTGTCGGAGCGGTTGTTCGCGCCGAAAGAGCGCGTCGTGCCGACGACGTTGCCCGCGAGGCCGTTGTACGACCGCGAGGAGAGCGAGAGGTAGCGCGAATCGCCAGGCACGCCGGTCTCGTTCATGAGCGTATCGCAGAGCGCGATGTCATCGAACGAGCCCGCCGGGGTGCCCGTCGTGACGACGAGCGAGCCGAGAGCGGTCGCCGTCTGCATCACCGCGACGTTGATGTCGGAGGCGAGCTTCTGGTTCGCGCCAGACGCGAGACGGCCTTCCTGAAGCGCGTCGCGAAGTTCGACGGAGTTCATGCCCCACGCGACGGTTTTGAGGTTCGTGATGCTCGCCGGGACGGTGAGCTGCGTCTTGTCCGAGATGGTGATCGGCGTGCCCGGCGTGGTCGTCGCCGAGGTCATGATGTACGGCTGCGGGCGCCACACGGTACCGTAGTTCGGCGAGACACCCGGCGGGAAGATCGTCGTGCGGGCCGCGTCGGTCTGGTTGTAGTTGTAGACCGAGACGTTGCGGCTCATCACGAGCGCGTCGTTGAAACCCTCGAGGAGCTGTTCGAAGGCGACCTTCTCTTCTTTGGAAAATGCGTTGGCCATTGTCGTATTCCTTAAACGTTACTTCGTCTGCGCTTGTGCCTTCAACTTCGCCTTGTAGGCGATGACCTTCGTGAGATCTCCGGTCTTGTCGGCCTCTTCGCGCAGGCGTTCGAGTACTTGATCATGAGAACCGCCCGCGAGGCGAGTCGTCGACTTGACGATGACTTCGGGAGCGGCGGCGGGTTTGCGTGGGTTGACCTTCAACTGAGTCTCCAGCTTGGCGACCGCGAAGGCGAACC